CTCCCATTTTTCCCCGGGGGTGGTATTTTCAGGCACTTTTTCTAATGTTGGAACGGCTCTGTCCCCTTATTTTATTACTGAAGTAAAGTCTCCTTTCAAGAGTATTATAGATAAAGTAAAAGCTCTTCCAACATTAGCAAAAGTGCCTGAAAACTACCACAAAGTACTAACAAACACATTAAAACTATACACAATCTAACTATGATTTGGAGGTGATGCACAATGACAAACCCTATCAGAAAACGTCAACCAGCCACAACTCCTCAGTTCAGAGAAAATCAAATGGTTTCGTATGCTACTGATCTTGCGGAGAAACAATTACGTGATGGTACTGCATCATCACAAGTTATAACCCATTATTTAAAACTTGGTTCTACAAAAGATCAACTTGAGAAAGAAATTTTAGTTGAACAGAAAAAATTACTAACTGCAAAAACTAAAGCTCTTGAATCTGAAAAGAATGTTGAAGAACTTTATAAGAATGCTATCAATGCTATGAAACGTTATTCAGGTAATGGTGATTCAGATGAAGAAGAATAAAAATTATTCAGATTTAATTAAACTCTCAACCTTTGAAGAACGATTTGAATATTTAAAATTAAATGGTGTAGTTGGAAAAGATACTTTTGGATTTACAAGATGGGTTAATCAAGTTCTATATACTTCTGGCGAATGGCGAGGATTTAGAAGAACTATTATTCTTAGAGATAATGGATGTGACTTAGCTTGCGGACCAGACTTTGAAATTTATGGACCAATGTTATGCCATCACATAATACCAATAACTTATGATGATGTTATAGAAAGAAGATCAATAATATTTGACCCAGAAAATTTAATAACTACAAAATTAAATACACATAATGCTATTCACTATGGTGACATTAGTAAATTAGATATCAAACCAATAGAAAGAACAAGGAATGATACTTGTCCTTGGAAGTAATTAAAAAGGAGGCTAAGTAAAATGGCTAGTACTAGTATACTGACCTCAATAAAAAGTTTATTAGGTATACAAGAAGAAGATATTAATTTTGACTCAGATATTATATTACACATTAATACAGTATTCTTTGTTCTAAAACAAATAGGAGTTAACCCAGACTTACCTTTTGAAATTGAGGACAAGCTCCAAAATTGGGATGAATATATAAAAGATAACATGGATCTTAACTCGATAAAATCATATATTTATTTAAAAGTTAAATTACTATTTGATCCACCATTAAGCAATGCAAATATTGATGTAATCAAAGCTCAAATAGTAGAACTTGAATGGAGAATAATGGTAACGGTAGATCCAAAACCAATAGTAGAGGAGGTAATATATTATGGAGAATGATACATTAGCACATACAGGGGTTATAGGAATGCATTGGGGTCATAAGAAAGCATCGGGATGGAGTCCTAAAGATAATACAGCGGCAAAACAACAGGTTGCAAAATCAGGTAAAAAGATAGCTAAGCCTTTTGTTAAACCTGAGAAAAAGACAAGCACTACTTCTACTGGTCCAAGACTAACTGATGCTCAACTTAAAAGTAGAATAAATAGAATAGAAATGGAACAGAAGTATGCAACATTAACAAAGAAGAAAATATCGCCTGGACGAAAAATGGTTACAGACATTCTTACAAATGCTTTTAAAACAACGGCAACCACATATTTAACAAAAATGATGGGTAAGAATGTTGAAAAATTAATGAATGGAAAAGCCCCAGATGCTCCGGTTCCTCCCTAATGCGGATAATACAAATTCTAATAACAGGACTAATCAAACCTCTAATACTGGGGCTAATTCAAATACTAGTGGTACTAGATATGGCACAACTAGACCTTATACTCCCCCACAATCATTACTTCCAGGACACTAAAATATGTCTTTAGATAATAAAGCGACACCAAAGTATTACGGGAAATTTAAGGATGCAGTATTAAGAGGAACTATGCCAGTTTGTAAAGAAGTATCTATGGAGATGAATCGAATAGATGATCTAATAGATAATCCAGGAGTATATTATGATGATCAAGCTGTTGAAGGCTTTATAGATTATTGTGAACAAGAATTAACATTAACGGATGGTTCAGATTTACACTTGCTTGACAGTTTTAAATTATGGGCAGAACAAATATTCTGTTGGTTTCACTTTGTTGAGAAAAGTATTTATGTTCCAGATGAAGACAATCATAGTGGACATTATGTCCGTAAAAATATTAAGAAGCGGTTAGTAAATAAACAATTTTTAATTGTTGCCAGAGGTGCAGCCAAATCTATGTATGCTTCGTGTATTCAGAATTACTTTCTAAATGTTGATACAACGACTACGAGTCAGATAACTACGGCTCCGACGATGAAACAATCTGAAGAAGTAATGTCCCCTATACGAACAGCCATAACAAGAGCTAAAGGACCTCTATTCCAATTCTTAACTGAAGGTTCTATGCAAAATACAACTGGCTCAAAATCCAATAGAATAAAACTTGCACCTACTAAAAAAGGTATTCAGAATTTCTTAACTGGTTCAATACTTGAAATACGTCCAATGGCTATTGCTAAACTTCAAGGACTAAGACCTAAAATCTCTACTGTGGATGAATGGCTTTCTTGTGATATAAGAGAAGATGTTATAGGTGCAATTGAACAAGGTGCATCTAAGTTAGATGATTATCTTATTATTGCTATGAGTTCAGAAGGAACTGTTCGTAATGGCAGTGGAGATACAATTAAAATGGAGTTACTAGATATACTAAGAGGCGATTATGTTAATCCTCATGTATCTATCTGGTATTATAAATTGGATGACATACAAGAAGTTAGTGATCCATCTATGTGGTTAAAAGCAAATCCAAATCTTGATAAGACTGTTACTTATGAGACGTATCAACGTGACGTAGAAAGAGCAGAGAATGCTCCAGCTTCAAAGAATGATATTTTAGCAAAGCGTTTCGGAATACCACAAGAAGGTTATACATACTTCTTTACATATGAAGAAACACGTCCTCATACTCAAAAAGATTTCTGGAACATGGCTTGTTCTATGGGAGCCGATTTATCTCAAGGTGATGATTTCTGTGCCTTTACATTTTTATTCCCACTACCTCGTGGTAGATTTGGAATTAAGACAAGAAGTTATATCACTGGTTTAACATTAAGAAAACTTCCTGGTGCTATGAGAAATAAATATCAAGAGTTTATTGATGAGTGTAGTCTAATCATAATGGATGACAGTAAAGTTCTTGATATGATGGAAGTGTATGAGGATCTAGAGCAATACATTGCCACTTCAAGGTTTGATGTTGTAACATTTGGCTTTGATCCTTATAATGCAAAAGAATTTGTAACTAGATGGGAACAAGAGAATGGTCCATTTGGAATTGAGAAAGTTATTCAGGGAGCTCGAACAGAATCGGTACCTCTTGGTGAACTTAAGATATTATCCGAAGAGAGAATGCTTTTATTTGATCAAGATTTAATGTCCTTTGCAATGGGTAACTGTATAACTCTTGAAGACACAAATGGTAATAGAAAACTATATAAAAAACGTTATGATGAAAAGATAGATAACGTTGCTGCTTTACTAGATGCTTATGTAGCTTATAAAGCAAACAAAGACTCTTTTGAATAAGGAGGTTTTTATTAATGGTAGTTCAGGAAGATGACTATCTAGCACATATTGGAATTATGGGTATGCGTTGGGGTCGTAGTCGAAATCCGCAACATTTAGTTAAAAAAGCAGAAACTCTTAATAAGAAAATAGTTGGAATTGATGTAAAATCCGCTAAAATTAGTCGTAAGACGGCTATAAATCAGAGTAGATTAAATGATTTTCAAATGAAAAATCTATCATTTGAACTTACTGATAGAGGGATGGCTAAGGCTAAAAGAACAGTTAAAAGAATAAAAAGTTTATCCAAAAAGAATGCAAAACTTGAAGTTAGATCTGCTAAATACAAGCAAACGATTTACAAAGATGCTGCTTTTGTTAAGAGATTAGCAAGTAAAACATCTAGTATAACTGCGAAAGAACTTAGTACTGGAAAAACTATAGTTAATAATGCGTTTGGTGAATAACAAATAAAATGTCTAATTAAGGAGGTGAGTCACTATGTAAAAGGTGACTAATAGAACCTAAAAAGGAGAATAATAAATGAATTTTAATAATAGACTACAACATGCTTGGAATGCTTTCACTAATAAAGATCCAACTAGCTTTCAAGGAAATGGTCCAGGTTATTATGTAAGACCTGATAAAACTAGATTATCTTCTAGTACTAGTCAGTCAATAGTATCTTCCTTGTATAATAGAATAGCAATAGATGTAGCGTCTGTTACCATATCTCATGTCAGACTAGATGATAATAAAAGATATTTAGCGGACATTGATTCATCACTTAATGAGGCATTAACAATTGAAGCAAATATTGATCAAACAGGAAGAGCTTTAATTCAAGATATAGTGATGTCTATGTTTGATGAAGGTTGTGTTGCAATAGTTCCAGTAGATACTACATATGATCCAACTGTGACTGATGCGTATGAAATACAAACTTTAAGAGCTGGAAGAATTGTTGAATGGTATCCGGAAATGGTAAAAGTTGAACTTTATAATCAAAAAACTGGTTATAAAGAAAACATTACTATTGATAAAAAGTCAGTTGCCATTATCGAAAATCCTTTATATGCAGTTATGAATGAACCTAATTCAACCTTAAAACGTTTAATTAGAAAGTTAAATCTATTAGATACGATTGATGAACAAAGTGGATCTGGTAAATTGGATTTAATTATTCAGTTACCATATACAATAAGAACTGAAGCTCGTCGTGTACAAGCAGAAACTCGAAAAAAAGACATAGAGATGCAACTAAGTGGGTCAAAGTATGGTATTGCTTATACTGATGGAACTGAAAAGATTACTCAGTTAAACAGACCAACCGAGAATAACTTAATGGCTCAGATCACATATCTAACGAGTATGTTATATAACCAGTTAGGATTGACTGAGAGTGTTTTTGATGGAACTGCCGATGCAAAGACAATGCTTAATTACTTTAATAGAACTATTGGGCCAATCTTATCTTCAATAACAGATGAAATGATACGTAAATTCTTAACCAAAACTGCTCGATCTCAGAAACAGAGTATCATGTACTTCTCAGATCCATTCAGACTTGTTCCTGTTACTGAGTTAGCTAATATAGCAGACAAACTCACACGTAATGAGATTCTGTCTTCTAATGAGTTCAGAGGAATCATTGGTTATAAACCTTCTGCAGATCCTAAAGCTGATGAGTTACGTAATAAGAATGTAACCAATCCTAATGCTCAATTAAATCAAAATGGTACTGCTGATCCAACACAAGTACAGTCAACCGATCAAGCCCCAGTAACAATGGATTCATTATCAGCTGTTACTGATGCACAAGGAACAATACTACAAGACTTACTTAATGGTGTAGAAGCAGATATTGATGAAATCTTAGGCGGTGGGAAAAATGGATAAGATTGGAGAGTTCTTACAGCATTATGTAGAACAACCATATGATCCAGTAAAAGCCCATGAATATTATCTTAAGAATAGAGATCTTAAAGGACGAACAACTTCTGGTATGAGTCAACTACAAAAAGAAGCATGGGACTATTCTAAATCTCGTGTAGATTCAGATAAGAAACAATCTGTTGATGCCAATAAGGTTGCTAATGACCAAAAGATTGAAGCGTTCCAACAAGAAGCCGATGCAACTCGCGCTAGAATTACTGAAAAACTAAAAGCATTAGCTGAAAAGATTGCAAGTGATTCTAAGGCTGAACGAACTAGCATAGCAAACAAAGTTAAATCTGACATTGCGAATGTCGAACCAATACCTGATGGGGTAACTGGTGAAGAACGAGCTAGACTCTTGGAGAAAAGAAAGAAAGAGATAGCCGACATACGTGATACTGCTAGTTCTGATAGAAGTAATGTAACAACTGATGCCACAACATCAAGACAAAATGGTAGCAACTCTGCTTCTGATGAAAGAGATAAGGCCAGAACTGATTTAAAATCAGTAATTACAAAAGCCAAGGATGACTATGCTAAAGCAAAAGAAACCCTTGATTCTAAGTATGAAACTATATATGCTAAAGAATATAGGAACGTACTTAATACCGTTGCAGGAAATGCCCCTAAGGTTAAAACTCCAGCTAAGGCTAAAACTAAGACTGCAGCTAAGGCCAAAACCCCTAAAGCTGCTAAGACTAGTGACTCAGGAATTATCTATTATACCCCTGCTGAAATGGCAGCGAATAAAAAATCTTAACTAGTTAATAATGAAGGAGGAAATTAAAATGGCAAATAAAAAGTTTGACTTTAGTGGATATGCCACTAAGAATGATGTACCTTGCACAGATGGACGAGTTATTCGTAAAGATGCATTTTTAGAAAATAATGGGACAATAGTACCATTGGTTTGGCAGCATATACATGACAACCCTACTAATATATTAGGGCATGCTCTTCTTGAAAATAGAGAAGATGGTGTATATTGTTATTGCTCATTCAATGATACTGAAGCTGGTAAAAATACCAAAATGGCAGTTCAACATGGGGACCTTACTTCTTTATCAATCTATGCAAATAAATTAAAGCAACAAGGAGCTAGTGTATTGCATGGTGCTATAAGAGAAGTAAGTCTAGTAATGGCTGGAGCAAATCCTGAAGCATTTATTGATAATATTAGTATCCAACATGGAGATTCTGTAGAACCAATAGCAGATGAAGTTATCATATATTCTGGTGATTTCCTTGACCCAACAGAAATAGAACATTCAGATTCCATATTAGATGAAGAGGAAATAGAACACTCAGAAACTAAAACTGTTCCAGAAGTAACTGTACCAGAGGCTGAGAAAACAGTACAAGATGTATTTGATACTCTTAATGATGAACAGAAAAATGTAGTTTATGCTATGATTGCTGATGCTTTAGAAGAGACTCCTACACCTGAAACTACTCCAAAAACAGAACCAGCTAAAACAGAACCAATAAAAACTAATGACGGCAAGAAAGTTGTCGTACATTCTGAAGGAGGAAAAATAATGAAAAACAACGTATTTGACAAAGCTACAGAAAACAAGGATGAAAAGGTGACTCTTAGCCATTCAGAGGTAAATGCAATATTTACTGATGCTAAAAAGTCTGGTAGTTTAAAAGAATCATTTCTTGCTCATGCAGTAACTTATGGTGTAGAGAATATAGATTTCTTATTCCCAGATGCAAGGGTTGTTAATGGTGTACCTGAAGTAATTAAGAGAGATGATGTTTGGGTAGAAGCAGTTTTAGCAGCTTCAAATCATACTCCTTTTAGCAGAATCAAATCAACAGCAGTAGATCTTACAGCTGATGAAGCAAGAGCTAAAGGTTATATCAAAGGTGGTTTAAAGAAAGATGAAGTTATTAAACTTCTTAAAAGAACAACCTCTCCACAAACTATCTACAAGAAACAGAAGCTTGACAGAGATGATATTGTAGATATTGTAGATTTAGATGTTGTTGTTTGGCTAAAGGCTGAGATGAGAACAATGCTAAATGAAGAAATTGCAAGAGCAGTATTAGTTGGTGATGGTAGATCAGAAGCTGATGCAGATAAGATTAATACTGATAATATCAGACCTATTTATCTTGATGACGTTTTATATGCTCCTCATGTACTTGTTAGTGGTGAGCCTGATGAAATGGTTGATGATATATTAAAGGCTAAAATTCAGTATAAGGGCTCAGGTAATCCTATGTTCTATACAAATCAAGCAAGCCTTATTGAAATGTTGCTTGTAAGAGACACAACTGGTAGAAAGATTTACTCAAGCGTAGCTGAACTTTGTCTTTCTCTTGGAGTATCTGGAGTTGTAGAAGTTCCAGTTATGGAAGGTGTATCTCGTATGGGTACAGAAACAACACCTCTTCAACATGACCTTGTTGGTATAATTGTTAATCTTAAAGATTATACAATTGGTGCTGATAAAGGTGGAGCAATCAATATGTTCGATGATTTCGATATTGACTACAATCAACAGAAATACTTAATCGAAACTAGATGCTCTGGTGCTTTAACAAAACCTTACTCTGCTATAGTTGTTGAGAAACTTCATACTGTTTAATATTAAGGAGGAATAATTCAAAATGGCAAAGTTTTATGGGAAAGTTGGCTACGGAATAAATACTGAAGTTCCAGTTGGATCTGGGGTATGGAAAGATGTAATAATTGAACATAGTTATTCGGGAGAAATTCTTAGAAATAGTAGAAATTTGGTTAGTGCATCTAATACATTAAATGATAACATAAAGATGTCAAACGAAATAAGTATTGTAGCCACTCCATTTGCCAATCAGAATTTTCAATCTATTAGATATATAGAATATATGGGTACTTTATGGAAAGTTCTTAATGTTTCGGTTCAGTACCCTAGATTGATATTGGGAATGGGGGATGTTTACAATGGGAAAAAGGCTTGATCTCCAAAAACTATTGTTAGATCTTTTAGGGTCTGGTAACGTATATTACCAACCCCCTTCTACAACAAATATGCAATACCCAGCAATAGTTTATTCACGGGATCAAATTAAAACTACGTATGCTAATGACTCTGTGTATTCTATTAAAATTGCATACGAAGTAATATTAATCGATGAAGATCCAGATAGTATATATATAGGTAAAATTGCATTGTTACCTAATTGTCGATGGACTAAAAATTATACTATGAATAATCTTAATCATGATGCTTTCACATTATATTATTAATAAGGAGGAGTGAATTATGCAACATCATATTACAAAATATGAAGAAGATGGTATTAGAAAAGCAACCTCATGGACTCAAATTAATGTGTTTGGAAAGTGCTTTTGCTTTTTTAAGAAAACAATAAATATTTAAACAATAAGGAGGAATAATAATGTCAAAATTAGTTTGGGATCAATTAGGAGAAAGAACCTATGAAACAGGCGTAAAACAAGCAGTCCTTTATCCACTTCAAGCAGGTGGATTATATTCTGTAGGTGTAGCATGGAATGGTTTAACAGCTGTTACAGAGAGCCCTTCTGGAGCAGAAGCTTCACCTATATATGCAGATGATATTAAATATTTAAGTCTTGTATCAGCAGAAGAATTTGGTGCAACTGTTGAGGCTTACACTTATCCAAATGAGTTTGGTGTATGTGATGGATCAGGACTAGTAACTCCAGGAGTATCTGTTGGTCAACAGAATCGTAAGGCTTTTGGTCTTTGTTATAAGACAACTATCGGTAATGATACAGAGGGAGCAGATCATGGATATAAACTTCATTTAATATATGGAGCTATGGCAGCACCTTCTGAGAAAGGGTATAAGACAGTTAATGATTCTCCAGAGGCAATAACTTTCTCTTGGGAAATTACAACTACCCCAGTAGCATTAACCGGTTTTAAACCAACAGCATCTTTAACCATTGATTCAACAAAAGTTACATCTGCTAACCTTGCAATACTAGAAGCAATTCTGTATGGAACAACGGGTGTGAATGCTCGTATGCCATTACCAGATGAAATTGCAACCATCTTTGCAGGAGAAGTACCAGATGAATTAGCACTATCTACTAGTGTTCCTGCTGATGCAGCTACTACTGTAGTTACTTCATCTAGTATAGTTCTTACATTCAATAATAAAATAGCTAATGATGGAGTATTACTTACATCTGCTGCTGGAGTAGTTATTGCAGGAACTAAGACTTGGGATGCTACAGGAAAAATATTGACCTTCAAACCAACTGCAAACTTAACAGCAGATACACCTTACTTGATAGTAGTTCTTAATACTATTGACATTTACAATCAGTTACTTACTCCTATAGTTAGGACATTCACAACTGCTTAATAATTCAAAATGGTGGCCATTCAACATTAGTTGAGGTTACTAATTAATTTTAAAAGGCTTACCTGCATTGGTAGGAAGTCTTCCTAATACACTATATGTAGTAATTAATGTATTAGCTTACTTTAAAGGGCTCAACCTATTTGACTGTAGTAGCTGAGTCCTTTAATTAAATTTGAAAATTTCTCTTGAAAGGAGATTATTAACATGTTAAAGAAAAAGATAACTTATATCGATTATAACGGTGCTGAAAGAACGGAGGATTTTTACTTTAATCTTTCAAAGGCTGAAGTAATGGAAATGGAAATGTCTACTAATGGCGGATTAAGTGCTATGCTAGAAAAACTTGTTGCAACACAAGATATGCCATCAATTATAAAAATATTTAAAGACCTTGTTCTTAAGTCTTATGGTGAAAAATCTGCTGATGGTAAAAGATTTATCAAGAACAAAGAATTAGTTGAGGGCTTTTCTCAAACAGAAGCATTTTCTAATTTGTTTATGGAATTATCTACTGACTCTGTGTTATCAGCAGCTTTTGTTAATGGAATAGTTCCACAAGCTGAAAAGCAACCAACCTCTATCCCAGAAGGAAAGTAATATTATAGAGGGCCTCTTTGAGGGAGACCTTTTACTCTGAATTATTTATTATTAAATTAGAAAGGAGAAAATAATATGAGCAAAATACAACAAACATTTATCGATAAAGCAAAAGTCGCAATAGCTAAGTATTTTAATGAAGAAGCTGAAAAGACTGATAATGTAAGCATAACTTCAGATGACGTTTATGTTGTTTGGCAGTGCAAGACTTTGCAGAATAATAAAGCAATGCTTAGTACTACTGTTTCTGATGGTATGTATTATGAGTTTACCTGGAATGGTGATAAAAATGAAGGATATCTTGATGCTTATAAGAAATGTAAAAATGTAGTAGTAAAATAAATTAGAAAGGTGGCAATACAATGAAAGAACCAAAAATTAATGTGGAATCAACAGAAGAGCCAAAAGGTGTTCTAATAGATACCCCAGAATCAACAGAAGAGCCAAAAGTAGTAGATAACACTGAACCAACAGTTGAGTCTATGCAATCAACTGATCCTATATCAAATCCAAAACAATTAAAGGATACCTATGATATGATGGTTAGTTCAGATTATGCAGAACGATTCAAAGCTGAATATTTTCAAGTAAAGATTAGAGCAAACGGGCTTAAAGCAATGTTACAAAAGTATAAAACAGGAACTCTTTCTTTTAAACCAACTTGTAGTTATAGTATATTAAAAGGCCAATTAAGTAGTATGTTAATATATGCTTCATTTTTGGAAAGAAGAGCCAATGCTGAAAAAATTAATTTAAAATAAATTTATATGGAGGCAAAAGAAATGCTAAAACTTATTATATCTGATTTCGAAGAGTATGATAATGAGAAGATGGAATTTATTAACACTAAGGGACAGATAATAACAATTGAGCACTCTCTTGTCTCTATTTCCAAATGGGAATCAAAATGGCGTAAACCCTTTCTTTCAAAAGAACCTAAAACAATAGAACAAACTCTTGATTATATAAGGTGTATGACCATTACTCAGAATGTCTCAGATAAAATTTATAGTATTATTACTAATGAAAATATTAAAACAGTTAGCACATATATAGAAGACCCAATGACTGCAACCTGGTTTACTAAAATAAAAGGTTCAGCATCAAATGAGATAATTACATCTGAAATAATTTATTATTGGATGATTACATATAGTATTCCTTTCGAATATCAGAAATGGCATTTGAATAGACTTTTAGCATTGATCACAGTATGTAATAAAAAGCGTGAGAAAGCTAAACCTATGTCAAATTCAGAAATTATGAGTAAAAATACAAATTTAAATAATGAACGAAGAAAAAGATTAAACAGTGAAGGA